AACCCGAATCGACCGGTGAACGCTGCGAGGTGGTAGAGAGTGAGGGGCAATTATATTTACGGTATCTGTTTGCAAATGGCAGCTATGGCGCTATTGAGTTTGAGCGTGTAGGCATTATGACAGACTTTGAATATAAAGACGACCTTTTCGGAGAGGACAACAGCACACTTGCACCAACTATGCAGCTGATACATACGCAGAATGAGGGAATTATAAACGCTGTAAAAAATTCTGCAAATATCCGTTTTCTGGCAAAGGTGGCAAATATGCTGAAACCAGAGGATATAAAGAAAGAGCGGAAACGCTTTACAGAGGATAACTTAAGCGCTGACAACGATAGCGGCATGATTATTTATGATAACAAGTTTAGTGAACTGAAACAGGTAGAAAGCAAACCGTATACACCAAACGCATTGCAGATGCAGCACATACAGGAAAATGTATGTACGCATTTTGGTACAAATATGGATATTCTGCAAAATAAATTCGATGAAAATACGTGGAACGCTTACTACGAGGGGAAAATAGAACCGTTTGCAATACAGCTATCGCTTGTTATGACAAATATGAGCTTTACAGAGAGAGAAAGAGCCTGCGGCAATGCTATTTTCTTTTCTGCAAACCGCCTACAATACGCCAGCAACGCCACAAAGTTAAGCGTAAGCACACAGCTTTTTGACCGTGCGTTACTGAACAGAAACGGCGTAATGGATATATGGAACATGGCACACGTTGAGGACGGGGAAAAGTATTATATCCGAAAGGAATATACAGAGGTAAGCGAGCTGCACAAAGGAAGTGAGCAGCCAGTTATCATACAGCAAGTACAACAGCAGACAGAACCAGCAGCAGGAGAAGAGCCGCAGAACGGACAGGAAGAGAAAGAGGGTGTAAATAATGCCAGTTAAGAAAGAGCGGGAATATAGAACGCTGGTAGCGCCTCTGGTAGCGCAGAGTTCCGGCGAAAAGCGTATACAGTCGGAGTGCTACGTAGAGGGCTACGCCACTACATTTAATGCGCCATACCTTTTATATGAGTTTGAGGACGGCACAAAGATTTACGAAAGAATAGATGCACACGCATTAGACAGCGCAGACATGAGCGACGTTATTATGCAGTACGACCATGAGGGCAGAGTATTTGCCAGACAGTCAAATAATACGCTGATTTTAGAGCCGGACGTAAAGGGGCTTTTTGTGGCAGCAGACTTAAGCCGGACAGACTTAGCCCGTGGGCTGTATCAGGACATAAGCGCAGGAATGATTACTAAAATGTCATGGGCGTTTACAGTGGCAGAGGAAAGTTACGACAGAGAAACACATACAAGAACAATTTTGAAAATCAAAAAGGTTTATGATGTATCAGCCGTGAGTATTCCGGCAAATAACGATACTGAAATAAGCGCCCGTGCTTTTGCGAGTAGGAGTTACGAGCGGGAGCGGCAGGAGTTGCTTAAGAGGCGGGCAGCAATACTAAAGATTAAGGCGAGCTTATAAAAACCAAAACAAAAAGGAGAACACAGACTATGAGATTAAAGGAAATTGAGGCAAGATTAGCCGAAATCAAAGAAGAGCTTAACACCAGAGCAGCGGAGCTTACGGACGAGGAAATTACAAAACTGGAAACAGAGGTAACAGACTTGCAGGAAGAGCGCACTACTTTACTGACAGCGGCAGAGAAACGTAAAAAGCTGCTTGAAAGAATTGCAGCAGGAGAGCCGACAGGTGGAGCGGGAGCAGATACCACGCTGCTTAGAAATTTCAAGGGAGCAGGCGGCGCAGGAGCAGGAGAACCAGAGGACAAATACGACACTACGGCATACAGAAAAGCGTTTATGAATTATGTATGCAGAGGCGTTGCTATTCCGGCAGAGTACAGAGCAGCTGAAACCACCACCACAGCAGACAGCGGCGCTGTAATTCCGACAACTATTATGAATGAAATTATCCAGAAACTGGAAAGCTACGGCAGCATTTATGCAAAGGTGCGTAAGATTAACGTACAGGGCGGCGTTTCCATTCCGATTGCAGACTTAAAGCCTACTGCACACTGGATTACAGAGGCAAAGAGCAGCGACGACCAGAAAGCATCTGCTAAAAATTCCGTAACTTTCAATTATTACGGTTTGGAGTGCAAAATTTCCCAGAGCATTTTAGCGAATGTAGTAACGCTGAAAATGTTTACTGATTTGTTTGTACCTATGGCAACAGAGGCAATGGTAAAGGCTATTGAAATTGCCATTTTCAACGGTACAGGCGAGGGGCAGCCGCTGGGCGTTCTGAAAGACAACAGGGTAACAGCTGTAATTACTCTGACACCGGAAGAGTACGCAAGCTGGAACGGCTGGCATAAGGTAAAAGGCAAAATGAAAAAGGCGTACAGAAACGGCAGCTTTGTTATGAACCAGTCCACTTTTGATACTGGCATTGACGGTATGGAAGATAAGAACGGGCAGCCTATTGGACGCACAAACTACGGCGTAAACGGAGAGGAAACATACCGTTTCATGGGTAAGAATGTGGAAACTGTAGAGGACGACGTTTTACCGAGCTGGGACGACGCAAACGAGGGCGACGTAATCGCAGTATTTATGAATTTCTCTGATTACGTTATCAATACCAACATGGAAATGCAGGTAGTGAAGTGGACAGACCACGACAACAACAAGATTAAGAATAAGTGCTTAATGGTAGTGGACGGCAAAGTAGCTGACGCTGCGGGCATTATCTTAGTTAAAAAGGGCGTAACAGCAGTGTAAGAAAGCGAGGTAGAGCATGAAAGGATACTTAGACGCAAAAGAGCTGGAAAGCTATAAGAAAGAGGATTTGCAGGAACTGGCAAAGCAGCTGGGCGTAGATGCAGAGGGAACAAAGAAAGAAATTGCTGCACGCTGCGCAGCCGTCGAGGTAGATATACCAGACAACAGCGAGCTTACGGAAGAGGACAAAAAAGTAGCAGCCGAGGCAGCGGCAGAGGCAGCAGCCAAAGCCGAAGAGGAAAAGGCAGCGGCAGAGGCAGCAGCTAAAGTCGAAGAGGAAAAGGCAGCGGCAGAGGCAGCAGCTAAAGTCGAAGAGGAAAAGGCAGCGGCAGAGGTAGCAGCCAAAGCCGAAGAGGAAAAGGCGGCGGCAGAGGCAGCAGCTAAAGACGAAGAGGAAAAGAAAGCAGCAGGGCTGGTAAAAGTAAAAGCACAGCGTCGTTTCCTTGACAAGGAATTAAACCAGATTAAGGATACTGGGGACGTTTACACCGTAAGCAGAGAACGTGCAGCAGTTCTGAAAGAGGCAGGCGTAGCAGAAGTAGCAGAGTAAGAAAGAGGGTGCGGGCTATGGCAGCATATACCACTACATTAACCGAGAAGATGCGGGCGGCGCTGCGTATCAGCAGCACCAGTGAGAAAATCACAGAAGAAATAAACGACTGTATAGCCGCCTGCAAAATGGATTTGCAGGACGTAGGCGTAAAGAAACTGGACGAAACAGACGCACTGATTATTAGGGCAATTACCTTATACTGCAAGGCAGAGTTTGGCTATTCCGATAAATCAGAGCAGTTTTGGAAGTCTTACGAGTGCTTGAAAACTCATTTAAGCCTATCCAGCGAATACACAGGCGGCGAAACGCCGGACAATATAGACGACGAGGTAAACGAGGACGATATTAAGAACTTATTCGGATAGGAGAAACAGACAGAATGGCGATTAAAAGAGTAACTTATAATACGCTGTCTTATCTGGTAGCGGAAATTAAAGACCGCTACGCAGAGAAAAGCGCCATAGGAGCGCTGGGGGGGGCTTGATAAGGTAGCGGTAGAAAATCTGGCAGACGATTTGAAAAACCTTATAAACGGCAAGGCAAATGCAGCCACCACGCTTGCGGGTTATGGCATCACAGACGGAATGACAGCGACGGAGATAGCAAGCGCTATTTCCACGGCGATTGCCGGAACAGACCATTTAAGCCGTGTAATGGTAGACAGCACGGCAGATATTGACGTAGCGGCAGACGGCGCAGAAAAGAAAATCTACATGGTAAAGAATACCGACGGAGAGGCGGGAAATCTTTACAGTGAGTACATGGTAATTGACGGAAAGCTGGAAAAGGTAGGCGACTGGAAAGTGGACTTAAGCAGCTATGCAAAGACTGCGGAAGTAACGGCAGCCATTGCAAATGCGCTGACAGCATACGCCAAGACCGCAGATGTTACTAAGGCAATCAATGCAGCAGTAGCGGGACTTATCCAACTGGACGACTTAAGCGTAGCGTCTACGGGGGCAGGCAATGTAGTAACAGGGCTTGCGTATGACAACAAGACAGGAAAATTTACAGTAACCAAAGGACTTACTGCACTTACAGAGGCAGACTTTACAGAGATTACGCAGCAGGAAGTAAAAGCCATGTTTGCGTAAGTGAGGCGCTGGTATGAGGTGGTTTAGCCTTGCCAGCTTAAAGGCGCTGGTATCAGAGATAACAGCCAGAGAAAACAGCAATATGCAGGCTGTAAATGATACGTTTTCAGAAGTCTACGACAATATGGAAACGCTGGACGGGCGCATAGATGCTTTAGAGCATAAAACCGACGCTGCATATCTGGGTAACTGTTATTGCGGTAGCGTCTATTTGGGCTATGTGTCCGAAACGGACACCTAAAGGAGTGGTAAAAATGGACTGGATAGACGAGATAACGCTAATAAGCGAGGTAAGCGGAGAAAACAGGGTAAATAAAAACGGCTTTGCAGTAAAGCCGGAAGAAAGCGCCCGCACTGTATTCTGTAATAAAAAATCAGTAGGGTACAGTGAATATTTTAAGAGCCAGCAGACAGGAAAGCTGGTAGAGGCAAAGTACGAGGTACACAAGGCAGATTATGGCGGCGAGGACGTAGTAGAAGTAAACGGGCGGCGCTATTTTGTACTTAAGACCTACGATACAGGGACAGACACCATAGAGCTTACGCTTACAGATTTACGCCACAGAAACGAGGTGTAAGCATGGGAGAATTTAATACAGTCGGGCTGGAAGATATTATAGACGCTTTCGGCAGGAGAGAAACCGCCACGGTTGAGGCAGTACCGAAAATGCTTAAGGCTGGCGCAGATGTGCTGATAGAGGCACAGAAAGCAGAGGCACAGGCAATGGGACTGAACGAAACGGGCGGTTTTATCAATTCCATAAAAGCTACGGACGTAAAGGGCGACGATACGGAGAAATACGTAGAGATATACCCGCAGGGACGGGCAGGGCATGGAAACGACAGGAAAGGCGATAAAAGCAAAGTGCGCTATGCAACAATCGGCTTTGTGGCAGAATACGGGACAAGCAGCCAGCAGGCACGCCCGTATATGACAACGGCAAACGCCAAGGCGCACGAAAAGGTAGTAGAGGCGCAGCACAGTATATGGGAGAGTGAAACGGGCAAATGAGCATACAGGAGATTTTAGAAAGCGCAGGGCTGCCAGCCCAGAGGGGCGTATACACTGGACGGGATAAGCCGGACGCATACTATACGTTTCTGCGGCTGCTGGGTACGTCTGCGGTAAATGCAGACGACGAAGAGAAAGAGCGCAAGGAAATGTATAGAGTTACGCTTTTCCATAAGGGCGATTTTGAGGCGCAGCTTGATAAGACAAAAGAGGTATTGATAGCAGCAGGCGTTTATATCAACAGCATAGATGCAGAAAGCTACGAAACAGAAACGGGGTACTGGTTAGTGCCTATCACAGTCGAGATTTTGAAAGAGGAGTGATTAAACAATGACACTGGGACTGAAAGATTTATATTATGCCGTATGCACAGAGGCAGACGGCGTAGAAAGCTACGGAGCGCCTAAGGAAATGGCAGAGGCAATGACAGCCGATTTATCCGTAAAGACCGCAGACGGCAGTTTATATGCAGACGATACGTTAAGCGAGAGCGTCACGGAGTTTGCAAGCGGCACGCTTAAGCTGGGAATTAAAGACCTTACGCCGGAAGTGCTGGCAGAGCTGCTGGGGCAGGAAGTGGACGAGAACAGCGTAGTATGGGCTGGAAAAGAGGACGAGCCGCCGTATGTTGCGGTAGGGTTCAGAGCAAAGAAAACGGGCGGCAAATACCGCTATGTATGGCTGCTTAAAGCAAAATTCAAAGTACCGTCTGAAAAGTATGAAACTAAGGGCGAGAGCATCAAGTTTAATACGCCGGACATTGAGGCAGATTTTACAGCCAGAAAGAAAGATAACCGCTGGAAAGCAGACTTTGTGGGAACAGAGGACAGTAAGGCGGCTAAGACATGGTTTACAGCCGTACCCGAACCGGCAGCGGCAATGCAGGAAGTATAAGAGAAAGGAGAGAGGCGCAGCGCAGGCTGCGCCTTAATTTATAGCATGAGCGCAATTAAAGACGGACGTATGCCCGTAGAACTGAACGGCAAGACCTATTATTTACTGTTTTCCCTTAATGCACTGGACGAGATGCAGGACAGATTTGGGGGATATGACAAGCTGGACAAGGCTTTTGACCAGAGTAACCCGACCATGATTAAAGATTTACGCTGGTTGCTTACCCTCATTATCAACGAGGGCATGGAAGAGGGAGAAACACCGCTTACAGAGCAGCAGGTAGGTAAGTTAATTCATATCGGCAATCTGCCGCAGATTAAAGACGCTATTTTCTCTGCTTTTGTATATTCCACAAACGGCGGGGAAGAGAAAGAGGCAGCAGACGGAGAGGCAGACACAACAGAAGAGGGAAACAGAGTAGCCGTGCAGGACGAATAGACACCGCACGGCTGCTTTATATAGCAATGGCTATGCTGCATTACACGGAAAGCGAGGCGTGGAAAAAGACACCTTACCAGATTATTAAGCTATTCGGCTATCACAAGGAGTATAACCCGCACATTTTCGGGCAGGAAAGCAGCAGCGCACCAGCACAGGCAGCAGAGGGCATGGACGACATAGACATAGCGTTAGGGGGCTTGTAAATCATGGCTGATAAAACAGACAATATTAAAACCAAACTTAGTTTTGACGGCGAGGCACAGTATAAAGCAGCCTGCAAAGAGATTAACAGCACCCTTAAGCTGCTTAACTCTGAAATGAAACTTGTAACGGCAGAGTATAAGAGCAATGCGAGCAGTGCAGAGGCGCTGAAAGCCAAGCAGGAAGTATTACGCAAAACTTACGACGAACAAAAGAAAAAGGTAGAGGAAACAGAAAAAGCCCTTGCAAAGTGCAAAGAGGCTACAGGAGAGAACAGCGAGGCAAGTAAAAAGCTGGAAACGCAGCTTAATTACCAGAAAACAGCCCTTGCGAATACAGAAACAGAGTTAGGAAAGACCACTACAGAGCTGGACAAGGCAGAAAAAGCCGCAGACGGAATGGGAAACGAGGTAGAGGACAGCGGCAAACAGGCGAAAGAGGCAACAAGCAAATTCAGTGGCTTTACAGAGGTTGTAAAAAAGGTTGCAACAGCAACGGCAGCAGCGGTGGCGGCAATCGGCACGGCAGCCGTAGCAGCAGGCAAGGCACTTTATGATATGGCGAGTGATACGGCATCTGCGGGCGACCAGATAGACAAGGAAAGCCAGAAAATGCAGATAAGCGCAAGCCTATACCAGCAGTTAAGCTATGCCTGCGAGAGAAGCGGCAGCAGCGTAAGCGACTTAACAAAAGGCGTTAAGAACATTACTACAGAGCTGGGGAAAACAGCAGAGGGAGCGAAAGGCGCAGGGGCAAGTTTTGAGGCTATCGGCGTATCGCTGAAAAATACAGACGGAAGTATAAAAAGCACGGAGCAGGTGCTTTTAGAGAGCATAGACGCACTGGCGGGCATGGAAGATGAAACACAGCGAAATGCAGCCGCACAGGATATTTTTGGAAAGAGCGCAGCCGAGCTTTTACCGTTGCTTAATTCTGGCGCAGACGGAATTAAGCAGCTTATGGACGAAACAGAAGAATACGGCATGATAATGTCAGACGAGGCAGTAGCAGCAAGCGCAGCGTTTGAGGACAGTTTAAGCCGCCTGCAATGGACATTTAGCGGCGTAAAGAACAGTATCACTGGCGAAATGCTGCCGTCTATCACAATGATTATGGACGGGCTAAGCGACCTTATGGCGGGGCAGGACGACGCAGGCGAGAAGATAAAGCAGGGCGTTACTGGAATAATCAGCAATATTTCACAAATGATACCGCAGATATTGGAAGTGATAACGAATATAGCAGGGGCAGTGCTGGAAAGCGCACCCTCTATTATGCAGGCATTGGCGCAGGGAATTATAACGGCGCTGCCTACGTTATTGCCGACCATAACAAACGTAGTAACCAGCATTGCAACTATGCTGATACAGTTACTGCCGCAGATTTTAGAGGCGGGTATGCAGATACTCATAAGCCTTGCGCAAGGTATCGCACAGGCGCTGCCTACATTGCTGCCGACAATCGTAACGGTGGTTACGAACATTGTAACCATGCTGATAGAAAATATACCGCTGCTGATTACAGCAGCCTTACAGCTTATTACAGGGCTGGCGCAGGGACTGGTAGCAGCGTTGCCCGTACTGATTGAGGCGCTGCCGGAAATCATAACGGCTATCATAAATGCGTTGATTGAGGGTATACCGCTTATTATCGAAAGTGCGGGCGATATTATAGTTGCGCTGATTGACGGCATCATAGATGCAATACCGCTTTTAATCGCAGCTATGCCGCAGATTGTTGCAGCCATTGTAACAGGACTGATTACGGGGCTGCCTAAGATTTTGACGGCAGCAGGCAAGCTGGTAACAACAATCATAAACAAGATAAAAGAGCTGCCTACTCTGATACCGCAGGCAATCGCTGCGGGCGTTGAGAAAATAGCAGAGTGGGGCGCAAATATGCAGGAAAAAGGCGACACGGTTATAACAGATTTTGTAACGAAAGTTATAGATATTGTTAAGGAGCTGCCGCAGAAAATCTGGAACAGTATAGTAAGCGCAGTTACCAGAGTGGCTACATGGGGCGCAAATATGCAGACCAAAGCCAAAGAAGTAATGAACACAATGCTTACGAACATTGTAACGATTGTGAAAGAAACGCCTGCTAAAATCTGGAACAGCATAGTAAGCGCAGTTAACAGAGTGGCTACATGGGGCGCAAATATGCAGACCAAAGCCAAAGAAGTAATGAACACAATGCTTACGAACATTGTAACGATTGTGAAAGAAACGCCTGCTAAAATCTGGAACAGCATAGTAGGAGCAGTTACCAGAGTGGCTACATGGGGCGCAAATATGCTTACGAAAGCCAAAGAGGTAATGAACACAATGGTAACAGGCATTGTTACTATCGTGAAAGAAGTACCGCAGAAAATCTGGAACAGCATAGTAGGAGCAGTTACCAGAGTGGCTACGTGGGGTACAAATATGCTTACGAAAGCCAAAGAGGTAATGAATACAATGGTAACAGGCATTGTTACTATCGTAAAGGAAATACCAGAGAAGATATACAACAGCATTTCCGGCGCAATTTCCAAAGTGGCTACATGGGGTACAGAAGTAAAGAACAAAGCCGTAGAGGGCATGAAAAATGTAATTACTGGCATAACCGACGTATTTAAGGATATTGGCAGTACGTTTGCTGGGTTCGGTAAGAACATGGTAGAGGGCATCTGGAACGGCATACATGGAGCTACGCAGTGGATAAAGGACAAAATAAGCGGCTGGGTAGGTAATGTTACCGACTTCCTTAAGGGATTATTTGGAATTAACAGCCCGTCTAAGCTGATGCGTGACGAAATCGGCGTATATCTGGCGCAGGGTATCGGCGTTGGCTTTTCTGATGAAATCGGCGGCGTTAAGAAAATGATTGAGGACAGCGTACCGCAGGAGTTCGACGTAGGCGCAAAGGTAAACGTAGGCAAAGAGCTTACAGACGATTACGACGACAAAAAGCCAAAGCCGAGAGGTGGCGGCAGTGCAGCAGGCGGCGTAGTTGTCAATCAGTATATTTATGCGAATACTACGGACTACGCAAAGCAGCAGAAAGAGGCAGCCCGACAGTTCAGAATGATAGCAAGGACGGTGTAACGCATGGAAAATGAAAAACTGACTTACATAAATTCAAGGGGCGAGCGGTTAGAGCTGGGAGTAGACAGCGTATACCATTGCAACATAAGTAAAGACGTAGAGGGCATTTCCGGCGTTACGAGCGTCATTTACAGCACAAACAGTATGGGACAGCACGGCGACACCTACGTAGGGCAGCGTATCGAGGCAAGGGACATAGACGTAGTGGGGCATATCAACACACGGGATAAGGCGCAGGCATTGGAACTGCGCCGCCGTATGCTTAAGATATTTAACCCAGAGCTTAGCGCTACGCTGGTGTATGAGTACGGCGGCTTTAAGCGTGTGATTGATTGCAGGGCGTATGGAGAGCCTAAGATACTAAAGAAAGAGGTACTTTATGAGTTTGATTTACAGATAGAGTGCCTTAACCCGTTCTGGCGGGAGGAGGAAGAAACAAAGGAAGATATAGCAAGCTGGGTGGCTGCGTGGCATTTCCCTTGCGTTATCGAAAAGGACAGCACAAAGAGCATGATATACGGATACCGAGCGGAAAGCGTAATAGTGGACTGCTACAACGAGGGCGACGTATCCACAGGAATGAGGATAAGGTTTACAGCACTGGGGACAGTTTCAAACCCGATACTGCTTAATGTGGATACAGAGGAATTTATACAGATTAACGCCACCATGAAAACGGGCGACGTGATAGAGATTAACACGAAGTACGGCAGCAAGGGCGCTAAGCTGATAAGGGACGGCGTAGAAACCGACTATTTCCGCTACATTGATGTAGACAGTACATTTATGCAGCTTGCCATAGGCGACAATATGTTTAGATATGATGCAGCCAGCGGCGTAAATTCTCTGGAAGTATCCATATTCTACAGCAAGGAATTTTTAGGAGTGTGACGGTATGGAGCTTAGAGTATTCGATAAGACGGTGCAGCCGCTGGGAGCTATAGACGAGCTGGCAAGCCTGCTATGGCATACAAAGTATTTTGACGTAGGAACTTTTAGCCTGCTTGCGCCGATTACGGACAATAACAGCCGTTTGCTGGTAGAGGGCAATTTAATAACCAAGCACGACGGGAAAAAGGAAGTAAAGACCGCTGACGGCGGCGTATGGCGCAGGGCAGCGCAGATAACCTACGTACACATTACAAAAGACGAGAACGGCTTAGAGCAGTTAGAGGCACAGGGCTATATGCTTAGCTGGTGGCTTAATAAGCGCTGCATTTATCCGCAGATTGTGGCAACAGGTACAAACCAGTATCTTATAAACCTTATGGTAAAGAACAACTGCGGCAGCGCAGCAGGCACAAAGCGGCGCTTTCCGTTGTTTACATTTCTGGCGCAGGAAACCATAGACGGTGTGGCGGTTGAATATGCAAACGAGGTATACGCACAGCTGGGGCAGGAAGTAAAAGCAAGGGCGCAGGCTGGAAAGCTGGGCTATGACATTCTGCTTAACGAAAGAGAGGGACTGTTTGGCTTTTATCTGTATAAGGGCAATGACCTTACAGCCACAAATACCGAGGGTAACACGCCCTGCATATTTTCAAGAGATTTTGATAATGTCAACGAGCAGGAATATACCGCCAGTATAGAGAACTGCGGCAACTTTATTTATGTGCAGGGAGCAGCTGACGACGACGGCAGCCAGCCAGTAACAACAGTGGACGGCGAGGGCGCAGCGGGGCTGGATTTGATAGAGGTATTCTGCGACGCTACGGACATTGCCAGAAAGTACCAGCAGGGGGAAACAGAGGTAACAATACCGCTGAATACCTATATTGCAATGCTGAAAACGAGAGGCAGCGCAGAGCTGGAAAACTACGGCAAGAACATAAATTTTGTAAGTACCATAAATACAAATTCAAACTTAAAATTTAAGGCTGATTTTGATTTAGGCGACCGTATTACTTGCAAAGAAACCAAGTGGGGCATACAGATAGATGCACGCATTACAGAAGTAACAGAAACATACCAGAAAGGCGAGGAAACCATAGAGGCGACTTTTGGCGACAGCCTGCCGACACTGGTAGACCAGATTAGGAAAGTGAGGTAGCAGAAATGGCAAACAGCTTACCGTTTAATGCCGTGGCAGTAGACGGAGAGTACGACAGGGTATATAAAGCCGAGGATTGGGCGTGGTACTTTGCTACTTTCATTGCAAACGGCATTTTTCCAAAGCCAAGCGACGGGCTACAGGTGGTAGCTTACAGCGGCATGGAAATAAAAGTAAATGCAGGCTATGCCTTTATAAACGGCTACGCCTTTAGAAATCCTGCAACGCTTAGCGTAACACTGGATACGGCAGAGGGAGCGCTTAACAGGGTGGACAGGGTAGTAGTTCGCTGGGATTTGCCGCAAAGAGATATGTATATTGCGGTGCTGAAAGGCACACCGTCTGCAAAGCCGACAGCAACGGCAGTAACACGCACTACGGAAATATGGGAGCTTGCGCTTGCAGATATTTACGTAGGCAAGGGCGTAACAAGGATACAGACGCAGAATATCACAGACCAGCGGTTTAATAGCGCAGTCTGCGGCATTGTGACGGGAACGGTGGAAGAGATAGACGCAAGCGTGCTTACAAAGCAGTTTACAGACTTTTTCAACACCTACAGCGCAGCCGTGCTGGACGAGTTCAGCACATATAAGCAGAACATGGAAAAGTACCTTACAGAGATTGCGGGCGTATATGACAGCTACGTAAGCAAGACAGAGGGCTTATTTGCGCAGTATGAGAGCCAGTTTAACGAAAGATACAGCAGTTTTGAAAGCACGCTTGACAACTGGGACAAGGAACTTTTAAGCGCCTATACAGAATTTATGGCAAAAATTAAGCTATTCCAGTCGGACGCTGAAAACGAATTTAACACATGGTTTGAGAGTATCAAGGACAAGCTGGGCGAGGACATAGCAGGCAGCCTGCAACTGCAAATTGAAGAGCTGGCAGCAGCCATGCAGGAAGTGAAAAAGCAGGCAGAGGCAGGCACGAAAGAAACCAAAGAGGCAATAGCAGCGCTGGACGAGCGACTTAAGAGAGTAGAAAGCGGCTGGGGCATTGACTATAAGCATGATGCTGTATTGGGATTGTGTTACATGGGTGCAGCATACATGAGCCAGCATTACGAAAGAACAGTAGAAACGGCAGTGTTAGGGGCTACCTACGTGGGTAATTCCTATCTTGCAAATACATTTTAGAAAGGCGGCAGACCATGAAAGGATTTCCTAAAGTATTAAAGACAAAAGAGGATTATTACAACTGCCTTGCTATGGTAGCAAGCGGAGAACTGGCGGCAGCAGATTTGCTGGCGAAAATCGAGAGCGCAGAGAACCAGCGTTATATTGAGTGCGGCGTAGCAGCTGTAGAGGAAGAGAAAAAGGCGGTTACGGTATATTACTGCGACGAGGCAGCGGTAGGTATGAAATTCGTAGCGGGCGACGTATCCGGCACGGTGCAGGGAGTAACACATATCCAGACCGACGAGGCAGCGGCAGCAGGAGAGGCAGGAAACGACAGAACAGCCCTTACACTTTCCAAAGCGGTAAAAGCGGGCTGCAAGGTAATTGCGCTGGAACGCACAGACACCGTGGCAGGAATGACAACAGACGACATTGCAGCACTGAAAGGAGTATTAAAGCAGTATGAGTAGATTATTAGTGGACGACGTTACAAAGACCGACGCAAGGGCGCTTTTGAACGTAAATAAAATGGCTACAATCAGCGATATTGTAGCACCGAGCAATGAGTACATTTACGCCAGCGGAGCAAATGAGCTGACAGTAGTAGAGGGCTGCGTAATTGCCGTGGGCGGCGCTGGAATTTTCAAGACAGCGAATACCATTCTTACGGCTGCTAATCTGGACGCAGGCAGCGCTTTTGCGGTAGGTAAGGACTATTACGTATATATCTGCGACAGCAGAATTGACAGCGCAGACGAGAAATACGTAATTTCCCTTAACTCTACATACCCGACAGGCTGGAACGCTACAAACAGCCGTAAAATTGGCGGCTTTCATTATGGACGCTGCCGCAAGGTGGACAGCAATTTACAGCCGCTTAATGGCAGCAGCGTTATTTTTGGCACAGGCTGGGAAAGTGCAGTAAGCAACGGCATTGTACCACGTTCTGTATGGACACTGGGACACCGCCCGAAATGCAGCCCAGAGGGTATGGTATATTTAGGCGGCGGCACATGGGTAGACATTTACCTTAATTCTGACGACGGAGCGAAGGGCTTGAAATCAGAGTACGGCTGCGCACCTATGACGGGTACAGAAAGCATGAACTGGTACAACTTTGTAGAACGTCTGGCAAAGAGCGGTAAGCGTCTGCCGAACTATGCAGAGTTTTGCGCTTATGCTTTTGGCAGCCCTGCCGGACTGGATAACGCAAATACAAACGCATGGAGCGCCACCAGCAATACAGGCAGAGGCGTAACGGGCAGCGTAGTAAATGCCGTTTCTTCCGTGGGTGTTGTAGATGCCGTGGGGCGTGTATGGGAGTGGCTGGACGAGCTTATTACAAGAGCGGAACACGCCACAAATGCAGACTACCACGCAAGCGTAGCGTGGGGCTGGGACAAGAAAAGCCCATTGAACACAGGCGAGAAGTCTTACAACGTTGGTAACATTTACCAGTATTACGCATATTCTCTGGCGGCGCTGGTAGCGGGCGGCAACTGGGACGATGGGGCGATTTGCGGCGCTCGTGCCGTGAATTGCAGCAGCTGCCCGTGGAATGTCAATACGGGCATTGGCGCTCGTGGGGCGTGTGACTCTCTGTAGACGGCGGGCGAAAGCCCAGCCGGATAAACGGGGGTAAGACATGGACATACAGACAAAAACAGATATTATACACCAGAAAATATACGATTTTCTGCTATATATCTATCCTCTGCTTACGAAGTACCCAAAGTATGAGAAATTCAGCTTACAGACGGCGACCAGAAACGCAATTCTTGAAATGCTGCAAGAGGTTATAAAGTGGGATAAGACGGCAACGAAAAGCCACTTATACACGGTAGATACGGCATTGCAGGAAAGTAAAGAATTGCTGCGGCTGGCGCATGATTTGAAATATAGCGCCATGAACGCACGGCACTACGGCGAGAGCTGCCGCAAGCTGAAAGAAATAGGCGTTATGCTGGGAGAACTGATAGAAGAGGTAAAGACCAGAAAATAGCAGGATATGGGGCAGCTGCTTACTTACAGCCTCTGGCGGCGCTGATAGCGGGCGGCAACTGGAACAATGGGGCGAATTGCGGCGCTCGTGCCGTGAATTGCAACAACTACCCGTGGAATGTCAATACGAACATTGGCGCTCGTGGGGCGTGTGACTTAGTGAGAACATTACAGGCACAGAGTTCTACGGAATACTGGCAAGGACTTAGAAAAGGATAAGACCGAGTGTTTAATATCCTATAGTCAGAGCGGCTGTCCCGCCGTGAGGCAAAGAGAAAAAATACGGCTGCTGGTTAGTAGCTACGGCGAAAGGCAGGAGCTTAATACTTGAAGAGAGTAGGATACATTACCGATAAGGACGGGCGGCACATTACGCTTTTAGAGGCTATGGGCGACTATGGAAACGTACAGAAAGCCTATAACAAAGCCAGAAAGTGTAAGCGCCACAGAAAAGACGTACTGATTTTTACGAAAGACAAAGAGGAAAACTTAGACAAGGTGCGGGAAGATATTCTAAACCTTGCCTATGAGCCGAGCGAATACCATTACTTTAAGGTGTACGAACCGAAAGAGCGGCAGATAATGGCGCTGCCGTTCTATGACAGGGTGGTACAGCACGCCATAAACAACGTGTTAGAGCCTATATTTGATAAGCGGTTTATATCACAGTCTTACGCCTGCCGGAAAGGTAAAGGTATGCACGCTGCATCTGATACATTAAAAGAGTGGCTGTATGAGTGGAACAAATACCACCCAGACCAGCCGCTTTATGCTATCAAGGCAGACATACACCATTATTTCCAGAGCATAGACCATGCGATATTAAAGGCTGAAATACGTAAGGTTATAAAAGACGCTGGGGTACTGGCATTGCTGGACAGGATAATAGACCACAACGGCAATATGCCGGACGGCGTAGGGATACCAGTAGGAAACCTTACCAGTCAGCTATTTGCAAATATCTATCTGGACGCATTAGACCAGTTTATCAAGCACGAGCTGGGCGTAGAGGCGTACATACGCTATATGGACGACTTTGTAATATTAAGCCCAGACAAGGAACAGCTGCGTAGCTGGCTTGCACGGATAGAGCAATTTTTACGGGAAGAGCTTAAGTTAGAGTTTAACCCGAAAACTACCATACTGGCAGCAAAGAACGGTATAGACTTTGTAGGCTACAAACACAGGGCAACGCACAGGAAAGTACGAAAGGACAGCATAAAGCGCATAAAGCGTACTATCAAGAAGTGCGAGAGCGGTAAAATCACAAAAGAACAGTTACAAAAGAGTATACAGAGCTGGACGGGACACGCAGGACACGCCGACAGCTATAACCTACGAAAGAAAATAGAAACGCTGGCAGAGGCAGCCTTAGAAAAGGCTGCTTAAGCGGCAGAATGCAGGAGCGAGTACATGAGTAGCAATTTACTAAGGGTAGTACAAGAACAACAGGAAACCATAGAAAAGCAAAGCAGGCTTATTGCTGATTTAATAGCCACTCTGGAAAGCTGGGAGCAGACAGCAGGCTACGACGGCGCAGAGCTGAAAGAGCGGGCAGAAAATTTGCAATTAAGAGAAAGGCAGGATTTATGAACATGACTATTACAGAATTTATTGAGGCGGCGGCACATAACAAAATTATCCAGCTGGTAGTATTGGCGATTGTGTGCGACACGGTTTTTGGCGTGCTGCGTGCAATCAAAGAGAAGAAATTTAACAGCTGCGCAGGCATTGACGGGGCTATCAGAAAAGTAGGTATGCTTATTTCTCTGGTATTCATGCTGGCAATCGACGTACTGATTAAGATTAACTTAATCGGATTTATACCGGAGCAGGCACGTACATATTTAGGGCTTGATACCGTGGGCGTGGCTGAATTTTTCGCATTGCTTTACATTGCTTATGAGGTAGTGAGTATTTTTAAGAATATGGCATTATGCGGGCTGCCCGTAAAAAAGGTATGGGAAAAGGTGCGGGAGTTTCTGGCGAAGTATACGGACGAACTGCCGGACACAGACGAACTGGACGGGGACAGCACCACAGGCAACGTAGAGGAACACAGGACACAGGAAAGATAAGAATAATAAGGACATAGCAGCAAAGAGCGCTTGCGGGACACCGCAGGCGCTTATTTTGTATGCGGAAAGGCAGGAAATATGAACATTAACAGAAAGATAAGTAAGTACAATTTCAATAAGGGCAGCGTTTCCAGAATTAAGTATATTGTTATCCATTATGTAGGCGCACTGGGCGGCGCAGAGGACAACTGCCGATATTATGGCGGCGGCAATAGAAATGCGTCGGCGCATTACTTTGTAGGATTTAACGGCGAGGTATGGCAGTGCGTAGAGGACGCTAATATAGCGTGGCATTGCGGAGCGTCGAGCTATAAGCACGCAGAGTGCCGAAACGCTAATAGTATCGGTATTGAAATGTGCGTAAGGAAGAAAAACACAAAGAGCATGGGCGCAACAGATAAAGACTGGTATTTTGAGGACGCAACAGTAGAGGCAGCGGCAGAGCTTACCCGTTACCTTATGAATAAATACGGTGTGCCTGCATCTCATGTAATCAGACATTACGACGTAACGGGCAAGATTTGCCCTAACCCGTATGTATATAACACCAGCGCCCACACATGGGACGAGTTTAAGCGTAAAATCAGCGGACAGGCAGAAACACCGCAGGGCGGCAATGAAAAAACAATCTGGAATTTTCTTACAGGAAAGGGCTTAAATGCTTATGCCGTGGCTGGTATTATGGGTAATCTGTATGCTGAAAGCGGGCTTATGCCGAACAACTTACAGAACGCCTATAACAATAAGCTGGGTAAGACGGACGCAGAATATACAGCAGCGGTGGATAATGGCAGCTATGGCAATTTTGTAAAGGACAGTGCAGGCTATGGGCTGGCGCAGTGGACGTATTGGAGCAGAAAGCAGGCGTTGCTTAATCATGCAAAACAGGCGGGCGTATCCATTGCAGACCTTAATATGCAGCTGGGCTTTTTATGGGAAGAATTGCAGGGATACACAGCAGTAATGGACACACTGAAAAAGGCGGGCAGCGTGCGTGCTGCATCTGATGCCGTTCTTACTGGATATGAAAAGCCAGCAGACCAGAGCGAAACAGCAAAGAAAAAGCGTGCAGAGTACGGCGAGGGATACTATAAAAAGTATGCAGCAGGAAACGGTACAAAGTATTACAGAGTGCGCAAGAGCTGGACGGACGCAGCAAGCCAGCTGGGGGCGTTTACGTCGCTGGAAAATGCAAAGAGCGCTTGCAAGGCGGGTTATACTGTATATGATGATAACGGCAAGGCGGTATATACCGCAGCGGGGCAGCAGGCAAGCGCAGGCGTTCCGTTTAGCGTACAGGTGGATATTTTAGACCTTAATATCAGAACGGGAGCAGGCACGAACTATGCAAAGACAGGAGAAACCACAGGAAAGGGAGTATTTACCATTGTGGAAGTGAAAGCCGGACAGGGCGCAAGCGCAGGCTGGGGACGCTTGAAGAGTGGCGCAGGCTGGATTAGCTTAGATTATGCCACAAGATTAGCTTAAGTTTTCGAGGGTGGGCGGTTTGCTGTCTGCCCTCTATTTTTTTGCAATTTTCTTAGAAATCTATACAAAAGTGTTGACAATATACCGAAAAAGGTATATAATAAAATCATGGAAAGGAGAAAAGAACAAATAAGAGGCAAAGCCACTGGAAAGGAGAAACGGCACAATGGGTAAGAAAAAGAAACAAAAGAAAAAGCCTATCAACTGGCAAGAATTGGCAATCAGTGCAGTGATAGACTTAATCATAGGAACAATACTTATCATAATTGGTAAGTACATAGGTTAGGGCGAAAGCCCTAACCAACAGGCGGGCAATAAGCCCGCCGCCTATAAGAAATATAACACAAACCCAAAGCCGAGTAAAGAGTATGCTTTTAAAATTAGGAGTATTTTTAGTAGCAGTAGGACTGGTAAAGCTGCTGGTTGCTTTCATTTTGAGGGCAAGAGAAAAGAGAGGTAAGGCATGAATTTAGGCGAAAACATTAAAACAGCGAGAAAAGCGGCAGGCGTGACGCAAAAGGAACTTGCAGAGCGCCTGCAAGTATACCAGAAAGATATAAGCCGCTGGGAAAACAACGAGCTTACGCCAAATGCAATAACACTGGCGAAAATTTGCAGAGAGCTTAACGCCTCTGCTGATGAAATTTTAGAATTGAAGTAGAAACGAAAGCGAGGGCTTACTATGACAAAGAAAAAGGTAATTTTATTGGCAGCGGCTGCATTATTTGCAGTAAGCGGCTTAACGGCGCTGCCGTCTGGAAATATAACAGGCGGGGTGGGCTGCATTGTGGTTGCGGCAGTATGCGCCTATTTTGGACTAAAAAAGAAAAGAGCAGGAAAAGAGAACGGAAACAGAACGCCAGCGCCTGCCGCTGTATCTGGCGGCAGAATTTTAGATACAATCAGAACGAAAGTAGTAGGCGTGACGTTTAATAATGAGGACGGAGAAAACAGGCAGGATATTTTAAGCAGAATGTCCGGCAGTGAAGATATTACAGTAGAAAAGTATACATACAACGGAGAGCCTGCCGCATACGTAAAGTGGGGCGATAAGGTAATAGGCAATCTATCGGCAGAGCTGGCGGGGGACTTAGCGAGAAAGTACCCGAAAGCCCGCTACACCGCAGAAATACTGGAAATTTCTGGGTCTCTTGACGGTTTGTAAATCCTTGTTCTCGGTAATGGTGAACGCTTC